AATTCATCAACGGCTTTTTTTCGTTGCTCAACTGATAAAGTAGTATCTTGTGTTGCTTCGTATAGTCGCTTAATACTATTTAGTTCAGAGGTCGCATTTTTTGAACCCTCTAATAAAGCATCGTTTAATTCTTTTTGATAGTTGGTAGTAGTAAATAATTCTTTGCCAAATGCTATAATTTCTTTAGAGTACGTAATCAATCCCATCATTACCAACGGAAATATACCCGCGAAACTAAACAAAGACGAAGCAAAGACTTTTAACGCTGGCAAAGTTCCACCCGCTTGTTGCCTAACTTGCCCAAATGAATCCGCTAACATAGGCAAGTTATTACTCAACGACCTTATACCAATTTCTGCACTTTGCGCGAAGTTGGGTAATTCTCGCATCACTTGGGTAAGTTGGAATGTTGCGTTTTTATAGTTTCCGACATTCCTGTTATGCACGCCCATAGTAGCATCTAACGCCTTTATTTTTGTATCAAGTTGCTGAATATGGCTTAACAATGCCTGTCCTTTAGTGCTTTGCGTTTCCGCTTCTGTCATAGCCTTATATGAGGCTTTTAGCTGTTTTAGTGTAAGGTCTAATTTATTGTATGATGTTTCCTGTGCTTGCAACCCCTTTACTAACTCTTTATTCGCTGCATTTTGCTTCGCTATTTCCATTCGTAGCAATTCAATCACTTTGCCCTTATCGGATATTGCTTGCTTTAATTTCTCTTCTAACTTTATAATCTCGTCAAGATTCTTTTTTTGCGTGTTTTGGTTTTGCTGTACTTCTGGAATGCTTGTACTTTTTACAATAGTATCATTCATACTTATTGCACTCTTAGCTACTAAATCAAACTTAGCAACTAAATCGCCCATCATTTTGTCAAGTTTCAAGACGGCATCATACGCGTCCTGTTTAACGAGGTCTTGCCCTTCTATATAATCAGCCATTGTTAATCTCTTTTAATTGTTTTTCAATTTCAATTTTCTGCTTTAAAATACCCTCACCCAAATCTAATATCTTACGCCCTTTCCACTTGTAATACTCTACAAATCCCTTTAGCAAGATTACTAAGAATAGCATCGTACATAATCCCAATATAAACCCAAATGCAAATGTCATTATTTTTTAGTTTTTGTTTTAGCTTGTTTTGCGTTAATCTTATTCAATGATTCAATTTTCTTTTCTAGCCTTTGAGCTAACATACAAAATACTGAAGTCATAGTATTTTTAGTATCTACATTGACATTCAAATGTATTGATATATCAGCAAGCAAAGCATTGAAGTAATCATACCCTAGCGTAACGGCTTTTTGTTGTGGTTTTTTTGGCTCTTTATCCTCTTTGGCTAGTATTACCCTATAATCAAACTTCGCGCCTCTAAAATGAACTAAAAACGCCTCAATAGCTGTCTTTAAATTTTCCTCGCTATATTCTAGTTTCTGTAATGGATAGCCAAATTCAAATAGCAAATTATACAATTTCTCGCATGGGTATTTCTCGCACAAACTTAGTAACGAATCGCCCACTGAAATTATAGTTTGAAGTCTTGTTTTTTCTTTGCCGTCCTCTAATTTGCGCTTAACCTCTTTATTAGCCATTGCCTGCGTGTATTCCATTATTATGATATTCCACGCCTCAATAAGTAGTTCATTGCTATGCTCCCCCTCAATAACTAATAAACTCAAATCCTTAGTTTCATTTATTTCAATGAAAACATCTAAAGGGAGTTTATTAATGGTGGTGTATATCATATGAGTTTTGCTGCTTTTTTGTAGTTGGTAACTAATGATTTCTTAAATCCGTATTCGTCTATTAAATCCTCGCGGCTTTTTGTGCTTAATCCAAAAATGTTAGAACCCCATGTTTCTACTAAATCTTTATTCTTTTTGTCCTTGCTATAAAACGTGAAAATATTGTCCTTTAATAATTTCATCGTTAGTAAGTTATGAAAACTACCCGTATATTTTAAATCTACCCAACCGCTTGCCGCAGGATTCATACGTCTTTTCTCATTTTCGTATTGCTCGCTTGCATAAGCTCCTATTCTTTCATCATCTCTATCATAACCCCTAACCATTTGCTCGCGGTTCAAATCTTCCATGTTGGTTTTATGTTGTATGATAGTTTCTCTAACTATTTTAGGAAACTTCACCGCATGAATATTTTTGTAAACTTGTCGAATAGTAGCCATAGCACAAAGGTAAAAAAATAAGGTGGATTTTAACCCACCTTATATCTTAGTTTTTTCTAGGTGCTGCTTTCTTCGCGGCTCGCTCCGTTTGTAAATCCTCTTTCTTGTCGCTTACAAGTTCAAGTAATTCACTCGCGGCTAATAACCTCGCTGCATCATCGGGATAGTCTAATTTGAGTTCGTTCGTTTCTGCTAAAGTAGCAGCCGTTTCAAAACTCAATAGCCATTCGTTGTTATATCCTACTCCATTAAGTACCATAGTTATTAAGGTTTAGTGATTATCAATGAAGCCTCAGAGAAGCCTGGAATACTTGCCGTAACAAATGCCGACGGTGATACTAATTCGATACGAATTAAGCCACCCGAAGGAACTGCGACATAATCAGCATCTAATACCGTTGCTGTTAATCGGATTGACTTCGCTATCGTTGTACCCGCTGCAATTGTAGTAATCGAAATTTCGTTACCCGTTGCTACGTTGTACATCTTGATTAAGCCCGAAGAAGCAATCAATTGAGTGCTATAATCGTCAAACAAGTTAACCGTGTTTGAGAAGATATTAACCTCAACTACACCCGCTGCCATCGGTGTTGCTAATTCCATTTGTGTTTGATACAATCCTTTGCATACGTCTAATACTTTTGTACCTAGTGGCATCTGAATTAACGATGGTGTGTAGTCGTATTCTTCTGAATCAGCTAATTCAATGTAAGTTTTAAAGATTTGCGGGTCTGTACCATTCGCGCTCATTACTTTTTGCGCTTGGATTAAACCTAAACTAAACCCTTTCTTACCCGTTGCAACTTGTGTACATTGTAATGCGTTTGCTTCTTTGTCGATAAACATAACATCAAAGCTATCTTGCATATTCGTGAATGAAGAATTGATAGCTTGGAAGGACATTCCACCATCGCGGAACTCGAATGTAAATCCGTAAATAGCATCTTTCGCTACTGATTGATTCCCATAAGGTGAAGTGGAAAGTACCGCATCTGCTCCACCGTCCTCGATTCCTTCAATGTTCTTGAATGGATAGGCGCGAAGTTTAGTGCTATCGTTTTTGAACATATTTGTTAATGTCGTAACGATTGCAACTTCTTGGGTCGGTGTGATGATAGTACCTTTCGGAACATAAATGAACCCGTGAGGTTCATTGAATATAATAGGGCATCCTAGTATATTAGTATTTTGTACGTTGTTTGTACATTTTAAGAATGTTGACATTTTTTATTTTGTTTTAAATTTTTTGTAATTGAATAATTGCTGTATGAGTAATTTGAAATCCAGTAACAGAAGTGTAAGTCGTTGTAATTAGAAATTCTGTAAATTCTGCGTTTGGATCTGTCGGGATAAGTAACGGAACGCTGTAAAATTCATCGCTGTGAACTACCAAATCAGATAAAGCTGGTGTATATGTCTTACCGAAAATCGGAACATCATCTAAGGTTATATTAATCCCCTTGATTTGCGGCTTTGACCATGATGCAAATGTACTCATAGTTAGTGCCATGTAGTTACCGCAATCGGTGTTAACTGAATATGTGCCGCCACATTTTAAACCATAACTTTGAACCTGATTCCCATTTATAATAATTGGCAAAGTAGCAATAGTTCTTATAGTGCCATCTGAACTCGTTGCAGTAATCACTACTTCGGTATTGGTATTACTATCGATAAACGGTCTTATATTGAAACTAATAATGGTATTCGGTTGCACATCTTCAATAAAAACTCCCGCGCATTCGGCTGTATATGTTGCGCCTTCAACATTTTGCTGCATTGAAAAAGTTACGTTTGCAAAATTGCCGCTAATATCTGTTTTAATTTCCTTAATATTTGAAATCAAACTAACCGTATGAGTTGGCACGCAATTGTTTTTTGAAGGGCTGCTACATTTCGGCTTCGCTAATCTCAATGTCAAGTTAGGAATTAATACTCCATCAAGTAAATCAGGCAACATATACTGATTGTTTTCGGCTGTGCTATTGAAATGAATCAAATCACGTTTTGGAAATTCAACCTTTGCCGTATAACCCGCAAACTCACTACTAGCTTTAATTAACGCTACAAGTTCAGCATAAATCGGATTAAGATACTTTTGGAAATTGCCATCGATAGAATACTTGTAAGGGATATGCTCATCAGGCTTACATGGTGCTACTATCAACAAATCGCCCGTAAACTCACCATTCGCGGAAACATAACCCTCATTGAATGCGTGTATCAGACAAACTAACGGATATTTCGTAGATTTTACAACATCATCATAAGAATTGCCTTGCTTAATTAATTCATTCTTAATATCATCCCAGTTGCCATGCTTAAAGCTTATTTGCGAAATGTCAAAGTTAGCATCTGAACTTAGGTTCGTTGATGCTTTGGCTACTATCTCCGCAAAGATATTAGGCACTAACTTGGGTAAATATTTGAATGTTGCTGCCATTAGAATGTAATATAGTTGTATAAATCTCGATTCGCGTCCGTGATGCCTAAATAGTCGGGATATGATGCTTTATTAGCTTCAATAAACTCATGTAACGTCCAATTGAACTCTACCATTTGATTCCATGCGGTTGTCAACTTAGCTCTCGGACTAGCTGCCGTATTGTTTGCGATATTAGGCTTTTGAGTGCCTAATCCTGTCATGTGAGTAACATTGTTTCTCACAATTTGGTCGTAAACATAGTTCGCAATCGGATTAAATCCAATAGTCTTGAAACCTAGCCACTTGTTTAAATCCCCGTTTGAATCCGTAAACTCTTTACCATTTGCCAAATCAAACCAAATTCCACTTGTCGGTGGTGTAACGACAAGCATAGCCGCTATTAAGTCTTTAGCCATTTTATAGCCAAAAATCTTACTTAGGTATATGCTTTCGTAGGTCGTTGTATCAAGTACCAAGTTAGCACCCTCATACGGATATGAGGATGCTGTGTTTGGTAAATTAATTAACCCTACAAAGTGGCTTGATTGAGTGAAATTCATTTCTTACTTTATAAATGTTAGGTTTCTAACGTCTGTAATTCGCGCTGTTTGTGTACCACTTGGAATAAATCTCAATCGCGTGTATAATACTCGTGAACCTACGTTAAACCAACTTGTATTATAAACGTGTTTGCCGCCACCAACATTTGAAGTCATCTTGTATTGTGTTGCTGTGGTCGGTGTGAATGTTAGCGTATCGCAATTATTGCCATCAGTACCGCTCGCGCCTGTCAATCTGAACCAATTAGTACCGTTAAACGAACCTTCTTGAACTACCGTAACCGTTGCTGGTGTGCCTGTAAGCGTTGCGCAAGTGAAGTAGTGAACGTAGTTGCAAGTAGTTGATTTGTTTAACTCATTGGTTTTCGTGATGAAATACTCTGTAGTAGTATTTACAAGCGTGTCAAATGTTCGTGTTGTAATGTTTGCGATATTGCCACCCGTACCCGCTGAATATAGCTGTATTTGACATTTGCCCTTCTCTTGACAACCAAATAGAATTGCTGAACACATCAGCATGATAATCATTATTTTTTTCATTGTTTTATTTTTTTAATTTGTTTTTTCTTGATGCAAAGTAGCAAAGCCCTTATTAATAAAAATCATAGCTAGTTTAGTAGGTAGTGTATATTTTCTACCTGTTCGCAATGTGCCTTTCACGCTACCGATTATTGTTATTTGCTTTGTGTCAATTATTGGCTTGTATTGAACTTCCTTGCTTTCATTATTTTTTTTAGACTTTGCCATCTTGATTAATTTTTAAATGTGATTGAATTATGGTAATGCTACCGCTTCGATTAATGTTTTAGCTGCCGCGAAAGTTCCTTTAATTAAAACTTGAGTATCATTTGCTGAAACGAATTGTACTAATTCTTGTTCAACAATGATAGTTTTAAGGTTCTTAGTGAAATCGTTACCATCAAGTCCAATTTGGATATTCATGGCATCCGTAAACCCTACGTTGATAGCTGACAAATCACCACCTACAAACTCAAACGAAGTACCCGCTAAAGCTGTTGTAGGGATTAACTTAACGCCCGCAACCGTTGTACCGTCAACTGATTTAAACGGAGGTAATACATATCCACCAAAGTCATCTTTCTCCGTATCCATTAACGCCAATATGTCGGTGTCAACGTAGAACCCTGTCGCTTGTCCGTAGCTATTCTGAACTTGCAATACCGCTGCACGGATAACATCAGCATAAGTAGGCTTATCAACTAAACCAACTAAGCCCGCGCCTGCTTTCACACCTACTCCGCCATCAAAAGCGGTTGCATATGGAATTAAGCCCGCTAAATTATCGCCTGTGTCATTACCATTAAACAATTGGTCTTCTGTTGCGATGTCAACACGTTTCATCATGTTGTTTTCGATGTAAGCAATAAGATTAGGTAAATAACGCATCATTTCTGTGCTTACCTTGCCGTGTACAGCTATTTTCTTAGCTTTCTTTTCTTTTTCCTCATACTTAACCGATACTTGTGTTTTCGTATCACCCTCACCAATAAATATTGGTGTTCCTTGATCGTCTGTTTCTTCAATCCAATTTGCGTATGGTCGTGTTGGATCTAAGTTAAGCGGTGAAACATTAGTCAAGTACGTTAAAATTCTTTTACGCAAAGTGCTAATAACGCCAGTGCTTTGCGTTAAATTGAAGTGAGTTGCACCTGCTCCGATTGTGTTATCGGCTTGCATTGTGATTGCTGCTTTAACAACTAAAGGTGCTGACTGCTTACCCCCACTTTTTACAATTGCATCGATTTGGTCTTTAACCGTTTCAAATGCTTCAGTTAAACTTTGACGCATTGTTTTAACCGCGCCTACATTCATTTTTTGCTGCATTTCCAAGCCTTGCTTAACTTGTGCCTTATACAACTTGTCGGCTTGTGCTTTGAGTTCTACATTTGTAGCCTCGATAGCTTCGATAGCATCTTCAACCATTTTTTGAGCATCTTCTTTGCTTATCATGTTAGCGTTTTGCTCGCGATTGATTTTTGCAACTAAATCGATAAAATCGTTTTGTTCTTTGATTTCTTCTGCGCTATATGCTGAACCATCAGCCTTTAATGCGCCATTTTCTAGTTTCATTTTTTACTTTTTTTGATTGTTAATTGATAATAATTTTTGCACTTTACTCTGTGCGTTGTTTGTTATTTGAGTGTCTTGCGACGGCTCTATTATTGTCGAAGTGATTATATCGGCTTCGTTTTTTACTTCTGTTACTGATTGCGTAGGTGTCGCATAATTTGAACCTCTTAATACCGCACTCCCCTCTATTATCTTGGCTTCTAGGACCGCCCAAAAGTTGCCCGCACTTTCTGCCTCATCTTTGTTAGCTACTTCATTTATATACTTACCCCAATTAGCTTTTTCTTCTTGCCAATAGCTGTCATCAGAATTAACGCAATAAAGTATTTTCACATATTGCATACCTACACTATGATTCTTAACTTTGCCGCTTGCATACATATCGAACATCAACTCATTATACTTTGTTTTCTCGATAATAGAATCAAATACTAAGGCTTGTGTATTACCTTCAAAATCAAAACCTAAAGACTTCCAATACATAGTTTGAGCAAATGGTGTTACAT